CAGCTTTTATTTCTATGAACCCTTGTTTGTCTCTGTAATAATCAATTACAGGACCGGTTTCTTTTTTATATAAAGATATTCTATTTTTTATAATTTCTGGTTTATCATCAGCCCGACCTCTAGCAGTCAATCTTCTAATAACTTCTTTTTCACTTACATTTAGAAAGACCACATTGTTTATGCTAATCTTTTTGTGTTGTAAATCTCTTACTTGTTGCATATATCTAGGAAAGCCATCAAATACAAAACCACCTTTCGCCTCTGCAACAGCCTTGAATACTAGTTCTAAAACAATATCATTAGGTGCAAAACCACCTTTACCTAAATCAGATAATCTATCTGCAATATCACCACCTTTGGCCTTTTCTGCTCTCAATAAATCACCAGGATAGATATGTTTTATATTAAATTCTTTTACTAAAAATTTTGCATAAGTAGATTTACCCGAACCTGGACCACCAATTAAAACAATCTTTGGTTGTTCAACTGCATAAACATATTTGTTATCTACCTCTGTAACGTACTGTTTAAATGTTTTCATTATCCTTTTACCCAATCTTTAGCAATAGTAAAGTTTGCTCTACTAAATTCTAATCTGTCTACTAATTTAATTGCACCAGCAGCTCTACTTACTGCAACATAACCCTCTGGATTAGTTACTCTGTAACCACTTGATGTTCTAATAAAATGTCCGATACTTTGTATTTGAGATAGTTTTTGAATTAGAAAGTTCTTTGCATTACCTAAACTTACATGAGAAGCTATGGTAAAATATAATGCTTGTTCGTTTCTATCTATAAATTTTAAATTAGTATCTAATATATCTCTATACTTTTGTTTACCTTTTTCTGTTTTTCTGTTTGCTATTTCTTCCGTTAAAATATTCTCGTAGTAATCTCTAAACATTTTTTGTAATTGTTTAACCTTACCCATATGGCCTTGTGTGTTTCTAATATAGTGATTAAAGAAAGACTTTAGTCTGAAACCAACTGATAAAGAATCATTTGATCTTGACATTTCATTTAATATTGTTGAAGCTTTTGAAAGTGATCCCTCTGCCATTCTAATTAAGGCGTCAAATCTAGATAGTTCACCACTAGTAAATGTTGATGAACCGGAAGTATCTGTATAACCAGCACTTGCTAAAAATACTGCCGATGATCCTGATCTACCAGATATTGTACCAAATCCAGCACCTAAACTTTTCATGTCTTTACCTGTATAACTTGTATGAAATACTATTCCCATTCTTGCTCTTCTAATTTTTTTACCTAGAGTAGAGTTTACTGGTGTTGCATATGTAATTGTGTTTGGTGTGAAAGTTATCATGGCCTCACCATCTATATTTTGTATTTTAGTATCGTTTGTAAAGAGTAAATCTCCTTGATAGATACCTGTAATTCTTAATTTTTTTAATTCTCTTAAACAAACGTTTAGTTTATCTGCAACAGGTCCACTATGATTACTTCTAATATCACCTGGTGTATAATTGATTTTTGGAGTTGCGTTGAATACAGATTTAGTACCAACAAAGAATTTACCGTTTTCTGGATTGACACCACACACAATAGCAGGCGCACCATCCCATTTGACAGACATATTTACTTTGGCACCAGATGACCCTACCAGCATGTTTCTAATTGATTTTAGAAACTTTATAGCATTATCGCCACCTTCTGAACCTCTATTAATTATATCGTCTTCTAGATGTTCTAAATGTGTGTTCTTTTCTTTAGTTATGAAACCTTTAAAATTAAACATTTTTCTTTCATTTTATCCATAAATTAATTCACTTTCTCATTCAATATATCAAGTACTTATATTTATACTAATATAACTTGCCAAAAGGACCAAATTGTGACCCTCTTTTCTCAGCTAAAAACACCATATCTGTTAGCATTTTGTTTCTTTTTGCTGGTGATATAGAGTAAATACAGTATAAAAAATCTAGTTCCATTAGTTTAGTATGTGATACACCGTTCTTTAGATCATTACTGTTATATGATTTTATCATACTTTCAATAAATTTACTATCTGTAATACCCGTATCAGTATATCGGTTTACTAATTTAAATCGTTTTAGGTATACCGATTTTACCTTATCAAAGGCAGCCAATGATTTAGGATATTGATTATGATCATTTACAAAAAATAATCTATTATTATTTCCTACACCATATTCGGCCATTAATCTTGCTAATAAGTCTACTGGTACTTTTCCTATACGAGCTGCACCAGAACCTTTGAATTTGCCATCAAATTTTAAATTCTGATTAAATCCTTTTCCGTTTTGTCTTATCTGAAATTCACAAACATCGTTAGCAGACTTTATATCTATTCTCATATCAGCAGATACTAATGTCTTGTCAGTTTTGTTACCCATTTTCATAACTGATCTATCTAACTTCATTGTAAACTTGGAGTCCTTCATCAATGCATTTTTAGTATTTACTTCTTCATACTTTGCTTCTTTACCTGAAACTTTTTTTAATGATATACCTGCCAATTTGTATTGACTATATAAAGTTTTCATTACGTCATTTAGTTTAGATATAGATACAGAGTTACCTTTCATTGCATTGTCAATAGTTCTTCTAACATCATTTTCATTTTTAATTAACCATATGTCAGCAGGATTCCAACTATCTTTTTTTGAAATCTTAAACTTATCTCTTATTACGTTAGAGATATAATTCATAAAACCACCGTCTCTGTTATATTCTGTCCATGATTTACCTCTAAACACTTCTAACATTTTTTTCTGTTGTGCATAAAAATTTTGTAACCACTCATCTTCTACCACATCTGGATATATTCTAACTAGTTCTTTAAATTTTTTGTCTTTAGATATGTCTTCAGGACAAGTATATCTAATATTGTCTTTCAATGCTCTTCTTATAATCCATAGTGAGGCATTTTCTTGTTTTGCTGTGACTTGTGCGTCTAGTTGTTTTACAGACTTCTTACCTGTTTCTATAAATTTAATCTTATAACCTTGTACTATAAAGTCTGCTTGTTTTTTAGCACCTGATTGTATCTTAGCAGTATACTTTTTTTCTAGTGTAGGTAGGACTTTTTTTAAATTGTCTGGAGATACTTTTACTATGTAGACTTTAGATTTTGTGACAGGAGAATCATCGCCATAATATGCACCCTCTACCATCATATTTAATAAAGAAGTAAAGTCTTTCTTTATATTAGACGGTACGTGTTGTGTTAGTGTTGATAGTGTTGCTAAATTATAAGCCATATTTCTCTCTCATAACATATTTATAAGAAAGAGGCAAGTTAATTATTCCATAAAAATCTAGGTATACCACCATTCATTTCCCAAACTCTATGTTCGTTTTGAAATTTAACTAATTTATCTGCGTCTTCCTCAAAGAAATATGTACCTATTATATTATTAGTAGGTTGTTCTTTTACTTGCCAAATAATCTTACGACCTTTCTTAACCATCTTTTTAGAATAGTGTAGTTTATCGTAGTCTTTATCAGCCTTCGGTCTTCTATCAGATTTATTAAATCTTACTTTTTGTTTCTTAGCCATTATACTTTAAAATCTGAAAACTTATCATAAGGATTTATTTCCTTTTTTGTTTCAGTTCCCTTGTCTACTATATTTTGTGCGTTGTTTTCTACATCATATAATTTCATTTTTGATCTATCTACACCTAGAATAAATGATCTATGAAAAGAAGGATCATTATATCTATTCTTCAACTGTTTTACTTTCATCTGACCTAGTTGTTCTAGTTCTTCATTTGACATCAAGGCAAACATAAAGTCAGCAGTTGCCGGAAGACCAAATGATTCAGAGGTATCTTCTAGACCAATATCTGTAGAAACAAAACCAGTTCTAGTTGTTTGTGTAGCACTGAATATAGGTAAATCAAACTCTACTGCTAGACCTCTTAATTCTTCAGCGATGGCTTTAATATAAAAGTAAGATGATATATTACCACCTTTAAATCTACTTGATGAACATATATTTAAATAATCAATAAACACCACTTGTGGTTTAAAAGATTTCTTTAATGCAAGTTCATTTAACAATGCTCTAAAGTGACCACTATGAGCAGAAGCTGTTGGATATTCTTTAATAATTAATTGACCTTTAGTTTTATCTTGTACTTTTTTTAGTCTATCATTGTATACATCTTTAGGTAAGGCATGTAAATCGTCCATAGTTACATCTAATAAGTTAGCGTCTATTCTTTCTGCAATTCTTTCCTCTGACATTTCTAAAGTTATGTACAATACATTTTGGCCTTGTGCAAGAAAACTAGCAGCTACGTGACACATAAACAAAGATTTACCAACACCTGTACCTGCAAGAGCAATGTTTAATGTTTTACTTGGTACACCACCTTTGGTAATCTTGTTGAAATAACTTAAATCAAATTGAAACTTTTTCTCTTTAGTATGATACCAGTTATATCTTTCTTCACTGTCATTTAAATAATCGTGACCAATATGATTGTCAAATGATACTGCTAAGGCGTCAGCCAATATACTTGGTATTGCCTCTGGCGATCTTTCTTTATCTTTCTTATCTAGTATCTTAATACCTTCTAGTACTGCGTTGTGTACTGCTCTGTCTTTACAAAACTTTTCTGTAGTATCTATTAACCAATTTTGATCAACATCTTCAGGATTTAATACTTCTAGTAAATCTTTTACTGACCTAACTTCTTCATCGTTAAGGTCTTTTCTGTTACCCATTTCAACGAGTACAGTTTCTTTAGTAGGAAGATTATTATATTTTGCAACGAATTTATGTATTTCTGAAAATAAAATATGTTCTTCTCTTTTAGAAAAATATATATCTTTTAAAAAAGGTATTGACTTTCTCATGTACGGCTCATTGTACATTAAGTTTCTTAATATTGTTTGTTCTATTCTTTCGTTATTCACCAAACTCTACCTTTCCATCATTTAATTGTTGTTCCATTACTTCTAATAATATGTCACCAATGTAATCTACAAACTCTTGGCTTTCTATATCTTTTGATTCTGGATTGGATAGTATATCATAATCAAACTTCATTGGCAAGGTGCCATCTGCTTTTTCTTCTTTAGCAAATCTAACCTTACCATACTTGTAGATTACGTTACGGTATTTCGTCTCAAGCAATTTTATGGCCGTGTAATCTGCACCTGTCTTTTGTGCAAAAACGTACCTTTTATTCTTCGTCTGATCCGTATCTGAATTTTTTGTTGGCGTATTCATCTATTTTTTGTAATATCTCTTTTGTAAAATACTTCTCTGGATCGTCATTGATAGATTTACCAAACACCTTACCTTGTGGTGTTTCAAACCTTGTTGATACTTTCTTAAAGATACCAGCTGCTTCAGCCATATCCAAAAGACCATAATGTTTATCAAGTCCGTGTTTGTAGGTTAATTTAACGTCTATCATGGCGTTTTCTTTTGTTAATCTAGATTTGTAATTTTTACAATGTATAATATTACCAACTACTTCGGTACCGTCTTTTTCTTTACGTTTACTTAAATAGATGATTGATGAGGCAGCGTATTTTAATCCTGAACCACCTCCCATTTCTTTTTGAGGGAACATTGAACCAATAACATCATACGTATGATTGGTCATAATCATAGGTATATTTGCTTTACCTAGTTTCAATGTTAAAACTCTAAATGTAGATTTGACTATTTGTGATCTAGTCATATCTCTTGTTTCTTTACCAGCAGCCGTGTCTTCCATTTCTTTTGTAGTAGATAACATACCTAAACTATCTAATACAAACATCATAGGTTTTCTTTTCGCCTCTGGTTGTTCTAAATATTTGTCTATAATTTTTATTGATTGATTTCTAAATTCTTGTACTGTAGCAACTGGTACTACAACCATTCTTTTACCATCAACACCACGACTTTCAATCATGTCTTTTGATACGGCACTTTCTGATTCAAAATAGATAACACCTGCGTCTTTGTCTTTATCTAAAAATGCTTTTACGATACCTAATGCAAAGAAAGTTTTACCTGTAGCAGCCTCACCTGCAATAGCAGTAATCTTATTTGCTGGCATACCACCGTATATTGATCCTGATAATAGGGCGTTAAATGAATACGAACCTGTGTCTACAAAACTTGTAACATCACTATCCATACCATCGCTTACTAAGCCTGCATACTCATTACCACTTTCTTTAATTATATCTTTTAAAAAATCATTCATATTGTCTCCTTAATTATCACTTACTATAACATATCCGTTCAATCTTGTCAAGCTTGTATTGTTTTTACTGCTTTAAATTTAATCTTTATAGGTTTAGGCTCACCCTCGTTCCATAACCTATATTTTTCGTCTTGTGGTACCCAACCTTTAGGTGGTTTTTCAAATTCAGATTGGTCAATCTTATTCCATAATGTATCTCTTAACTCGTCACCAGATTTACCATTTGTAAATGCAAAGTTTGATTCTACGTTAGCACAAACCTCACATAGTTTCTCCCAATTGTACTCTCTTATACGTTGAAAGTCCCAATATTCTTTTAAGTCTTTGTATGATTCCTCTGTAATAGCCATTATCTTATTATATCTATTTTTGCGTTTGGTGTCCATACCTCTAACTCACTTCTTAATCTATTTTCTTGTTTCAGTTTATTATAACGAGACTCAGCCTTTTTCTTCCACCATTCTATTATATTATTTAGGTTAAATTTATCCCAATTCTCACCTTTAATAATTTTTGTCTTGTTATCTTTTACTACATCTAGATAGTTCTTAATACCATAGTCACTAACATAATATCTTTTTCTTTCAGTTAATTTCTTAGCATTACTTATAGTTGTATTAAATCTTTCTAAATTACTTTTGTCTAAACTTCTTTTTACTAAACCAATAATGGCTGTAGTTAGTTTTAACTTTCTACTAGAGGCGTCATCTTTAATAAGTTTACCTACATTGTTTTCAACAAATGTTGCAAGGTCGTGAAAAGGTTTACCATGTATCAAAGGTATAAAATCACTATCAGTTAAACCTTTATATCTTAAATATGGTTTCATACCATCGTATTGACTAGATGATTTACTATTACCATATAAACTTGTAGTCTCAAACAATGCTAAATTCATACCATATTTTACATTTAGTTTTTCTCTTATTGTATGACTACAACATATGGCAGCCAATAGTTTACCACCTAGATAATTATAACCGAAAGGTTGAGTTGGTACTATTACAAATCCCATGATAGAAGTCTTATTAAAACTTACTAATTCTGGTACATGAGTTAACAAATCGTTTCTTGGTTTCATGTTTATAACAGGAGAACCACATCTTATAAAACCTACCCATTGACCACTATTTTTTTCTCTTACTGCAATCTTTAAATTTTTACCAGGTACACTTGACATATTAGTATGAGAAGAAGTCATGTTTAATAATGTATCATATGTTTCATTATCTGGCTCTAGTATTTCAAAGTCCATATCTTTAGGCGACATATCAAAATTAGAAAATATACTACCCTCTAGACCCATACCAGGCAAAGCAGATGGTACATCTATTATTTGAGATAACTTTTGATCTCTCATATATTCATCTATACGACTAAACTTTTCAAAATAGTCATTGAATATATTGGCACAGTGTAAGGCCTGATCATTTGTTAATGTTTTCATCTTCATATTATATCACGTTCAACTAAATTTGTCAACCTGGTTTCCCCATACATCCCAACCAGGCATAGAAGTTCTAGCAAATAGTTCTATACGTGGCAAATCACCACATAATTTTACTATATCGTCTCTGATTCTATCTGGTTTTCTGCTATGTTCTCTACGTTCACTCACAACTAATCTATCTACATTACCATCAACTCTTTTTGGTTTACCTTTTGTTGCAAGTATACATGTCTCGGTGTTGGCCCTAGTCCAGTATCCTGGACCTTTGAAAAAGTAATTGTTTATTCTATTCTTATTCGTCTTCGCCCACGTGAAACCTACTGTCTTATATTCAAAGCCCCACTTCTCTACCAATGGTATTTGTTTGTGTAGTAAAGGATCGGTACACCACATAAACAATACACAATCTTTGTCTGCTAGGTCACCTATCGGTAAATTTTCTATATCTTTCATTGTCATAGTAGGATAATGATTGGCAGGATTAGTTTGTGCCTTATCATTATTATAGTTTTGAAAATGCCATGGAGGATCAGCGTAGATTATATTATATTTTTTTGTTGAGATCATATTCAAAATTTTGAGTATCTTCACTTACTTTAATTTGTTTTGCACCATTTTTTATATGAAAACTTGTAGCCATTGGTGTTAATGGCGATAAGGTTACCAATCTTTTAAAATAATTTTGTTTTGCATACTCAGCTAACTTATTAATTATCTCTTTACCTGCACCTCTTTTACGAGACCATACAGTATATGCTACAATTATTTCACCTCTTTGGCCGTCTTGATTGGCAGCTTGTGACATGTAATCCATTTCTCTTATAGTATATGGTACTTCAGGACATTGTGCAATACAAACTATTGCTTCTATTTCATTATCATATTCTAAACCAAATATTTTTCTACCTTGTGTAATTCTAAAACCTAACGTTAGTTCAGGTCTTACAGGATCCTCTGATACATCAATATCATCTAGTTCAACTAATTCTGTACCTTTAACCCATTTAAAAAAGTCGTTTATATTATCTTTAAATTTTTTCATCCGAAAAATGCCTCCAAACTTGCTTTCTTTTCCTGTGACCAACCTATTGCTTGTAATATAAATCGCATAGGGTCAAGGAATGTTTTTTCAAATTGTGTTTCACGATCTATATATTTGTCTAATTCAAACTCTTTAGGTAATGTTGTAATATAACTAATCACATCAAATCTAAATGGGTTTGCTTCTATTAGTTTTAAAAATTTAATCTTATCACCCTCTCGTATATAAGGATATTGTTTATGTAATTTAAGTTCTTTTAGTTTGTGATTATATATCAAAGAACCTTTTACATGTATCGGTGTACCTTTACTGAATATAGTTGCTGGGTTTTTATACTTTTTAATATTATTACATGATCTAGGAAAAGATATAGCTTCAGCAGATAGAGTATTAAACTCTGTTTTAAAATCAGCAATAAATTTTTGTAAAGTATCTTCATCTTTATTCATAATAATTTTGATTGCTTCTTTAATTTTACCTCTGCAAACTTGTGGTGTAGATGATTTAACTGCCTCAATACCCATGATCTTTAGTTTAGGGTCAGAAAGTCTTACACCCTCATCGTCTAATACGTTTAACATATATCTTTTCTTTGCAACCCATATACCTTTGTTGGCAATTACTTCACGTTTCATTACCATACAGTTCTTAAATGCATTTGTATATTCGGATAATTCATCAAAACATTTTTCAATATACGGCTCTAGTCTACTGTTAACGACCTTATCAATAAAGTTACATATTTGTTCATTGTCTTTACCTTTACAAGTCTTCTCAACTAGTTTATCTAATGTTACATAGATTGAATCTGTATCAGAGGCAACAATATAATCAAAGTCTTCATCTTGTTTTAATATCTTATTCATATAACCATTGACCTTTTCTTCAATGAATCTGATAATGAATTGACCTGCTGTTGTAATAGCACTTGCTTGTCTTACATCATAAAATCTAAAGTATTGATTACCAACTGCACCATAGGCTGAGTTCAAAGCAATCTTTCTTGCCCATTGAATGTTATGACATCTTGCAATTTCTTTTAGTAAATGTGGTTCTTTTGTTTTCTCGTATTCTTTTTTAGCCTTGATCATTCTTTTCTTATAGATCACACGTTCATTATACATTGTTTCCATCATTTCAGGTAGGAAACCTTGACTATCATTTTTAAACTTTGCACCGTTAGGTGTAACACAGGCATTTTCATTTTTTAAATGAGATAAATCTAAATTACGTTTTAACATTTTGTTTACAGAAATACCAGAATTATCCTGACCTATTATCTTTTCAGGAGAAATATTATATTGTATAATGATATGTGGATATAGTGAGTTAATATCAAAAGAACATACCCACTTGTGCTGGCCAACTATAGGGTCTTTTACATAAGCGCCTTCATATTTTGTATCTTTACTATGTTCTTCTCTTGGTGGTATACATATGTTTTTTGACAATAGATGATTAGCAATCAAAGTATCCCACACTCTTACTTGTGAAAATATATCATCATAGTTTACTTTAGATTCATAAGCAACAGTTAATGCTAACTCAATTAAACCAAGTTTATCTTCTAATGCGTCAACAATCTCAACGTCTTGTATGTTATAATCAATAAATTTTTGAAAGTCTTTCTCATAAAATTCTCTGAAAGTAGAATAAGGGTTTACGTTTTTGTTTTGACCAAGTTCTACTTCACCAATATAATCTAGTTTATAACTCTCTTGTCTAGTAGGTATAAACCATCTGTACAGATCAAGATAATCTAACATCACTGTACCTTTTAAAATATATGATGTTTGTGGTCTACCTCTTACCATGACTTCAATCTTTTCAATCATACCCCACGGCGACATTTTATTTGCAACCTTTTCACCTGCAACTAGTTTAATTCTATTCATCAAGTAAGGTAAATCAAAGAATTTAGTATTCCAACCAGTAACAACATCTGGATAATTCTTAAGCCAAAACTTCATAAACTCCATAAGTAAAACGTTTTCGTTTTTACATTTAATAAAAGTAATATCAGTTCTATCTGTTTTGAAATCTCCAGCAGCCCACGTTAGAATTTGTTTGTTAGTTTGATTCTTAACAGTGATACAAATTATTTCTTCGGTAGGGTTTTCTACATCTGGAAAACCATCTGTTACTGTAGTTTCAATATCTATTGTAAATATTTTAATATACTTTTTATCCCACTTGATGTTTTCTGGAAATTGTTCGTTGATATATTGATAATGAAATCTTTCTAGACCATATATCGGAGAGTTTTGAGTTGCAACATCACGTCTAAATCTTCTAGCGTCATTGATGTTTTTAAATTTTATAGGATTTAGATTTCTATTATCTAATGTTTTAAACTTACTATCTTTTTGTGTTAAAGAATATAGAGTAGGACCAAAATCTATCTTTTCTTTATAGTCTTTGCCATCGTGTATACCTCTAACAAGAAGTTTACCTTTATGTTCTATAACTGATTTATAAAAGTTCATCATCAAGTAAATGTAAAGTTATGCCGTCAAGTTCCTCTGTTAATGATAGTTGACAACTTAATCTGCTTATGCCTTTCTTATAAGATTTTTCATATTCTAATATTGATTGTTCAGTACTATTATAATCTATTTCACCTAATTTGGCAATCCAGGCATTGTTTACATATACGTGACAAGTACCACAAGCACAACAACCACCACAACTAGCAGGAATCTCCTCTAGATCAGCCTCTTTGGCTGCCTCCATAACAGTGAAACCTGGTGGCACTTTTACTTGGACTTTTTCATTATTTGTCCTAATAAAATTTACCGTTATCACGTTGCTTCTGTTATAAGTTTACTGTTTTTTGTTATGATTGAACTTGTGTTTTGCTCGTAAGATGATCTTATCTCATCTTTTGGTTCTGTCATAAAAACAACTTTGTCTTTACTAACAGTTACCGTATCTTTTTTACCAAAGGCATTGTACAGTGACATCATTAATTGTATTGGTTGTCCTGGTCCTCTTTGTTGAGGTATAATCACGAATGGATTTTTTAAACTTATGCCTTGATCGTTTTCTCCTACCTTGGCAATTACATCTTCACCTGTAGATAGTCTTAATATTTTCACTTCTTCCATAATATCTCCTATGTTGTTAATTATATATGATTGCCTATCAAAAGGCAAGCGTTATTCTTCATCTTTATCGTAGTCTTTGTCAACCGGCTTTAGTCTTTTACTTAATACAAACGTTCTATTAGGGTTGACACTAATGTTCATTTGTCTCATTATCTCACGATTCACCAACAAATCGGAATGTGCTCTTGGTCTATTATCTAAACCTACTTCTACATCTTTATATGTAAAACCATTAAATGTAATATCCATAAGAATTGTTGGTCTTGTTTCTGATGGTTCTTCTCCTTCAGCATTTGCTCTGAATACTTTACTTATACCATGTCTTGGTTTACTATAAGTTTTACCATCATATGTCCATTTAACAATTTTGTCTTTACTTAAAATATCATCGGCGTGTAAAGCACATGCTTTAGCACCGTTACCTGTATCAAATTTTGCTCTGACTTTTAAACCATCTTCTAGTTCTACCGTTTCTAACCAACCACTCTCTACTAAAGATTGTCTGTCCCAATTAGTTCTATCTGATATATAATCTACTAGATATTCCATCATTTTTTCACCGTCTATTCTACCAGATGGTTCTGGATCAGAATAATAATCTTTATATTGGTAACCTTGATAATCAGCACCTGATCCTGGACTACCATTGATTTCTAAAATGTATGGTTTTTTATTGTTTACTATATGATCAACTCCTACCATATATGCTTTTGAAGCTCTTGAAGCTTTTAAAACTAGTTCGTATTCTTCATCACTTAAAATATAAGGCATTGCCTCGGCGCCTCTATGTGTATTTGACCTAAAGTCATATGAGCTATGTACTCTTTTTGTACTTGCAATAATTTTATTATCTACTACAAAAGTTCTTACATCAAACTTTGTTTCCATAAATTCTTGTATTAAAAGTTCAGCACCTAATTTCCACATGGCTTGTACAGTAGCAACCAGGCCTTCATAACTTTCTATTTTAACTACACCGACACCTTGTGTACCTGTTAATGTTTTTAATATGACAGGAAATTTACCACCAATTAAATCTAAACCTGTTTTTATATTTTTTTCGTTAGATATAAAAGCAGTTTTTGGTGTAGGTATACCATTTTTTTCAAATAGTAAAGCTGATGTTAATTTATTATCACAAGTAAGCATAGAAGCTCTTGTATTCATCATAAAAGATTGTGAATTTTGAAAGGCAGATATTAAAGACAGTCCAGCTTCGTCTTCCACTGCACCACCTCTTGTTATACAGGCAGTATCTTTACCTACGAAAGTATGTTCACCATTCTTACCATCGTAGTTAAACACTGTTAGGGTGTTCTTATCTTCATCTTTACCTGTAATAATGGTTGTTTTTGTATTGACTATAATACACTTGATCTTTTTTTTGATACAAGCTTTTTCTATAAGTTCAACAGTTGAATCCTTGTTAGGTTTATTTGAATCGTTTATAGTTAGGATAGCAACTGTCATTGCTTTACCCTTACGTGTCTGTGTATTCTCTGTTATATAGTCTCTAAACTTTGGTATCTGCATTATCTTCCTTAACTATTTTCTTACCTATATTATATTTAGCAGATAATATCCACTCTTTTTTCTCTTTAAATGGTAATACTTTAATTTGTGATAATGGTGCCTTATTTGATATTGCTGTTTCTTTTTCAATAATATCTATTAAATTCCAGTCTTGTAACAATATAGCAATAGTATTTCTACGTTGAATATCGTTGTTAATTAGAGTTGCTTTCTTGCCGTCTAAAGCAAATAACTCTTTAAAATGTACTATGTAATATTTCCCTTGTTTATGTAGAATATGACAAGATTGAAATAGTGTTTTATCTTTTCTACTTGCGACACCTATTCTAGTAAGTGTTTCTCTGACTTTTAAAAAATCATCTGGTTGGGTTAGAGTTACTTCTAACATACTATCCTGTGACCACTTTATTTCTTCATTCATCTAGTTCTCCCGCCTTTATATGTGGCTTCTTTAATCTTATTAATTTGTTCTTTTGTGAGTATGGTTAGGGCCTGTTTTGCTTTTTCATTACTATAGCCATAATACTCTTTAACATATTCCAAGTCATTTAGTTTTGTTTGCTTAAGCCATCGGCCACCAAAACGTTTCTTTGGTCTGATACTATTTAGTAAAAAGGTAAACTGTATATCTTTGTCCAAGAAGTGATAACCATTCATTTCATTGGCATGTGGAAGTGTGTCCCAAAACATAGATAAACACTTATTAATGATATATGGAGGGTACTTTTTAGACCAGGCGATATCCGTGGTGTCCAAAAGGTTGACTTTTGTTTCGTTAATAGCTTTTAAATAATCTTTCAATTCGTACATAATAATTCTGGTGCCCTTTGTCCGAGTCGAACAGACGACCTACTGATTACAAATCAGTTGCTCTACCAGCTGAGCTAAAAGGGCGGTTCCTTTCATTTAATTCTGTGTCGTTTTTCGTGGTCTCTTTTTCCTTTGTTCATGCCCATGTAGTACTGGCTTGGTTCATAATCCCAAACTTTTCCATGATGACCTCTTATGTCAGCCCAAAGCATTCTCAATTTTACTAAACACACTCTAAACAGCGTTCTTTTTGCCATATTTCTTTTCAAATTCTTCTTGTTGTTTTTGTTTTTCTCTTTCGTTTGCTTTCACAACTTGTATTATATCCCAAGCATAGTTGCTAATCGGTACTCGCTGTTCTTGCTTTAATTCTATAAGGCGTCTGCCTTTTTTCTGGTATTTAGTTAAATAAGTTCTTGAGCGTTCTGTAGTATATTTTTTACCTCTAGCATAGACACCAGCTCTAGTGACTACCATAGCCACTTCTCCTGGAATAAAAGTACAAGGTTTTCTCAAATCTCTGATATCTTTCACACCATCAATAGTACCATATTCATACGTGATATCTTTAACATCATTACTTTTAGTTTTGACCTTGTCCATCACTTCTAATAATATCTTCTCTGCTTTTTGTACATCTTCTATTGTAGTACCTATCTCAAACTGTTCGGTAGAGGTCTTCCACAATTTATAGTATTTCTTTAAGTGTTCTAAAAGCTCGCCTTCAGCTTTAGTTAAGAAGTTAGGTTTAACTTCTTTTAAGTATTCAAAAGTAATATTGGCGTTTGTAGTTTTATAATTATCTACTCGTTCTTTTTTATCTGTCGTTTTACCTACTGTCAGGAAATATATTCCTGATTTCATGTCTAACTGAAAGAAACCGTATAACCAAGCAATCATTTGAATTTACAGTTGGCCATGATTTCAGTTAAACAAGCTATTGTATTGATCTCATGGTCTGCTACAAAAGCCGCCTTATACTGATATCCGGCGATGATCAGTATTGCTTGTGGTACGGATTTAGGTTCTAGGGTTTCATATAAAATATCATAGACACCTCTGAATAAATCAGTAGCGTCCATATCTAAATGTTGAATTACCCACTTTCTCATACTATCAAACTCTTTTTTCTTCAAATGAAGCATAAGATTTTTGTAGTCGGTCTCTTTTAAATTGAATAGAATACCACTGTCAATCTTACCACGTACAGAATACCTTTGAAGTTCGTTTATAGTTCTTCTAAAGTCTGGATAATGTTTCTCAATTAACTGAGCCAATGTCTTCTTATCATACTCAATCTCTTGTTCTTTTAAGATACCCTCCATACGTTGCATAAATGCTATAGCTGTCTTCTTAACTTGACCATTAGTGACCTTAAAGTCAATAACAGTACAACGACTATGTAAAGCTGGTATGATTTTGTTCTTATAGTTACAAGTAAATATGAATCTACAGTTGTTATAAAAACTTTCTATGAAGTTTCTTAAAGCAGGCTGTACAGACTCGGCGTTCATATAATCTGCCTCGTCAATTATGACTACTTTATGTTTTGATTCTGTATTGAAAGATACAGTTGTTGCAAAGTTTTTAATCTTATACCTCAATGTATCTATTTGACGACCCTCGTCTGAGCCATTGATTATGATATAATCAAGGTTTAACTGCTCACACAATGCACGTGCTACAGTTGTCTTACCGGTACCAGCAGTACCAGTTAATAACATATTAGGTAATTCTTTTTTATCTAAAAATTCTAAAAATGTTTTCTTTGTATCCTCTGGTAAGATACAATCTTCAATAGTCTTTGGACGGTATTGTTCCACCCATAAGAAATCTGCCATAATATAAACCTCACTTTATTCATTATTTAACTTCATCTTTTTCATATAGATAAGTGACATCATAGCCACCTTTTCTATCAGTCCACCAATCATCTTCTCGGTCATAATCACTTTCGGAAACAAAATCCCAAAACTTATCACTTTCCTCAGCTGTTGGTTCTTCACCATGAGCTTCTAATTTAGAACCAAATTCTTGGTCTTGGTGTGATATGATTTCTTTAAATCTTTGTAATGAGCCAAATGTTTCTATAATAGATTCATCTGGAACATCATATTTAAATTCAGAAGATACTTGGTGCCATTCTGTTTTTGTGAATTTCATTACTAAAACTCACTGTCAGGTTCTAATGCGATCCAATATTTTACGTTCTTACCTCTAGAAATGAAACTAGATATTTTTGCTTTTGAGATTGCTACATCGTAATCATCTGGTATCATTTTAAAGTTTTCTGATTTAAAGTAAGCAGTAAACTTAATATCTGATTCGCCAATTACAGTAGATACTTCGTTAGAAGATTTATTCTTTTTATCTGTTGCAACAAGTTTAATGTTTTTACCATCACCTATTACAGATACATCTGGTAAATTTAAAGTTGTAACACCTTTGTGTAATTCTGCCAAGTCATCATTCTTTAATGTAAATGTGACATGATTATCTGGCATGTTAATCTTGTTAGGTGTAAATACAGTAGATTTATCAGAAAAGAAATACTTAACTGATTTACTAGATTTAGCCTCACTGATTGTCATGTTAGAACCACCATTAAATTTAAGTTCAGGACTTTTAAATAAGTCTAGTGATCTTAAAAATTGTGGTAGATCATAGATAGCAAATTCGCTATCAAATTTTTCTTTTATTTCAGCTTCTGCTAAAATATTTCTCATATTGGAAATAGTTTGTATTTTATTTCCTGGCTTAATTAAAATATTCTGATTGATGTCAGAAAAGTTTTTAAGCATTGCGATTGTGTCTGTTGACAAGTTCATAATATATTCACCTTTTTTCATTGTTTAATGGAGCGGATACTTGGTACTGCCCCAAGTTCTAAAGATTGGAAATCTCTCATAATACTTTTATACTATATCCGCATTATTGATCCTACTACAGATCAAATAAAAAGTCAAGCCTTAAACTGACCTCTTAATTTCTTCACTTTGTAAGTAAGATAAAACGTTTTCTGGAGAAGAAACACCATATGGATCCGAAGGATCATTGATCTCTTTACCAGGTTCTACAAACATTTTCTCTATCTCACCGTCATTTATTACAGCTGCATATCTCCAAGAACGGTAACCAAAACCAATAGCCTCTTTAGTAACTAACATATCTAATGCTTTTGTTAGTTCACCATTACCATCTGGTATCATCTTAACGTTTTTTATATTTGCTGCTTGAGCCCATGCATTCATCACAAACGAATCATTTACTGAAACACAATAAACTTCATCTATGTTGTGAGAAATCTTAAAAGCTTTTACTCTTGATTCAAAACCAGGTAGTTGTTGTGATGTACATGTAGGTGTAAAAGCACCTGGTAAACTAAACAAAACAACTTTTTTATTGTCAAAAAGATTAGCTGATGTTACATCAACCCATTTGCCTTCTTCAAAGTTACATTCTCCTGATTCGGTCAGGTCACCAACTCTAGTCTTAAATGTTATATTTGGTATTTTCATAATATACTCTCATTATATAATAAAAGAGGAAGGAAGTCAATGCTCCCTTCCACTTTTTTTTAGTTTATTTTATCTGTATTTTTCTAGCCTTTTTGTTCTCTGGTATGATTCGTTCCATAGAAACACTTAAAAGACCATCTTTTAGTTCAGCACCTTTGATTTCTACATCATCGGCAATAGTAAAAGATTTAGTAAACATACGTTTGGCAATACCTTTGTGTAGTATACCATCGTTTTCCTCAACCTCTTTTTCTGATTCGTCTTTAACAGATTTAATAGTTAAGGTGTTATTTTCAAAAGACACATCTACGTCCTTCTTACCATAGCCTGCAAGAGCAACCTGAATATCATAGGTATATTTACCTGTCTTAATGATATTATATGGTGGATAGTTTGGAGTATTTATAGAATCATATTGGTGATCAAACATTCCTTGGAAATGGTCAAACACATCATCAAATCCTACTGATAGTGGTCTTAATTGATTGAAAATTGAAATTGCTTTATTAGTCATATTATCTCCTTTGTTAAGCAAGTTAATTTAAGTAGACCCATTATGGCGTCTACAGTTATTTATATAGGGATTGTTTTTAAAATTACAACCCCTATAAAAATTATTTTAGATAGTGGTTAAGAAATTACTTTCTTTGTTTTTAACATCTTGTCCTAGAAAGGCTTCAATATTCCATGGCCACTCACCATGTTTCTTTTTATACTTGTATGCCTTTTCTATACCTCTTTCAAGTTGTTCAAAAGATTTTTTCATATCTTTTCTTCTTGTATCAAGACCTCTTTTTTCAGTAGGTGCTTTAGTATGCAATATAAAGTATGAAGCTTTATCAGTTTCATCTAATCTTTTTAATGCATTGGTCAAATACTCATATTCGTATCCTTCTAAAACTGACCAACCAAATTTATCTCTTTTAACATCGTGACTTCCACCACAAACGTAAGGGTATTTTTCACCTTGTTTAATATTCTTTTCCATGAATGTTGGTATATCACTAGACGGAAAAGTTCTTATATCTTGATAGGCACCATTTTTTCTAACAGTTGCCAATACCACTTTTTTAAAAGTGTTACCATTTAAGTTTGAGGTATTTTCTGCAAGATAATCAGATATAGATTGCTCTGTATTGCCTATAAGATTTTTACTAATTAGGTATGACATAATATTAGTCAAGTCATCAGCTGTACTTGCAAGTTCAGGTTGATGGTCGTTTTCTCTAATTTGTAAAGTTGACATTGCCAAATCAGATTTAACACCTTGTGTTCCTAATTCGTATACGTCAAATATCCACTCACTAATACCCATTTTTTCAAACGCTGAAAATCTATGAGCACCAGCAACAAGTTCATATTCATAAAATACTCCTTCAACCCATTGATGTTTTTTTGTAACAATCGGTGGTCTTTTAGAGTAATCTATTTCCTTTAAAGCTACTGCTAATTTGTTAATGTGGTCTTGATTAAGATATTTTTTTCTAGCTCTGTTAAGAGTTTTACCCTTAGCAGACTTTGGTACATATATCTTACTTGTTGGTATTATTTTTGTTTCTATGTGTTTTGAACCAGGAGAAACAATAAGAGTCCTGGTTAGTTTGTTTATTTCTAACATTTTTCCTTTTTTTTTAGTGAAGCCAAAACAGGAGCCAAATGCAACCTATCGTTCAACTTCTATTATATAAGCACGTATGTACTTATAGAAATTCACTAGGCTGAGGATCCCTACCAGTTCCCTAGTGAATATCAATAAGTGGTGTTTTCGTTTATTTAAGGACCATAAAAACACCAAAAACGTTAGTCCATATCCGAAGCTTATAAGCTTCCTTTAACGCTGTCAAAAGGACTTACGAGCAGCCTTGACCATAATATATATATCAAATGTAGCGTTAAATCTATAAATTTCTTTCACGTAACTTTTTAGCTTTCCTGCTATTAGCAATCATTTCTTTTTTCTTCCTTCGTTTTTTTTCTGAAGGCTTTTCAAAATACATTTTTTCTTTATATGTTTTAAGGAAATTATCTTTAAGGTGCTTACGTTTTAATACACGTAATGCTTGTTCCACATTTCCATTTCTAACATCAATTTTAATTCCTGACATCTATTCCTTTCTGTAGTGATTGCCTTATAACGTGGGTGGCCACTACACCACCCACAAGGATTACACTAAACGATTTAGATATTGTCAGAATCTTCCGACTCATCTTTATCCTCGTCAGTATCCGATTGAGCAGCTAAATCCTGTTGTCTATTTTGTTCCATAATGTCTTCAACACTTGAACCAGAATCGACTTTAGTATATAACTCTACAAACGAATTTTTTGTATCATCATCAAATCTATTAGTACACATTTGAATAGCTTTAACTTTATTATTAAATATAGCATAAGCTTGTGTTATGTGGACTAATCTTCTTGTTGAGATAATCTCGTCTACACCACCGTCAAAATAAGTTTTTCTGATAACATCAGCCCATGTAGTCAACTTCTCAATGAAGCCTTTGTCTGATTTACCAGCCGCTTTTAACGTATTGGTTAATATTTTTTTCTCAATAGCCGTACTTGGATATTTCTGTTCTAATGTAACAGGAAATCTTTCAAGAAAAGCTTCGTTAAGAATGTTAGTTCCGATAAACTTACCGTCTTCACTACCTTGACCTTTAGTATTGGCAGTAGCAACGATGTTGAAACCTGGAGCAGGTTTAACAAACTTGTTTATCTTTTTAACGTACACACCTGATCCTTCAAGTATTGGTTGTAGACACATGATTTTATTAGAAGCTAAATCAACTTCATCTAATAATAAAAGAGCGCCTCTTTCCATTGCCTCAATAACAGGACCGTTTTGCCAAACAGTTTGGCCATCTTTAAGTCTATAACCACCTAATAGATCGTCCTCATCGGTTTCAATTGTTACGTTAACTCTGATTAATTCTTTTTTGGCCTCAGCACAAGATTGAATTACACCCATAGTTTTACCATTACCAGATAAACCAGTTATGAATATAGGGTAGAATCTACCAGATTTTATGATAGATTTTATATCTGTATAGTTACCAAAAGGAACGAATATAGGATCCTTTTTAGGAACAATATCGCCAACTAAAGATGAAACAATATAAGCAGCCTCACTTTTAGTTTCTTCAGCAACTGCTGTGGTCTTTTTACTTTTAACTACAGATTTTGTGGGTACTGAAACGTCCTCACCATCTACAGGTAATTTGAACAAAGATTTACCTAACTTGTAATCTTTATTTTTAATCAACCATTGTGGAGCATACTTACAACCAAATTTTACATTGGCTTTCTTTAACTGCTCTACAGTTAATTCTTTTTTGTTAAACATAGCATAAGCATGTTCAACAAATTGTGTTTGTTTAGTGTTTAACATAGTGTTATCCTTTTTGTTACGTTGTTTTTATCCTTTATCCTATCAGGTTTTACCATAGAAAGCAAGCCTAAAATAACTGTTGATACCAGTACCATCTAGGCAACCTCCTCTATGAATTTGTTTAAAAGTGTTCTAGAAGTGATTCGTCCTTTCATACTTTTACTAAATACGTTTTTAATCTGACCTGGTTTGGCGTCATCTTTAATTGTAGAAAGATCAGTATTCTCAACTTTCATAGTCTTACCATTAAGTAAGAAATATCTATTGTAACCTTTATGAGTTACAACGACACACTTCTCTTTAAGAAATTTCTTCTTAATATCAGCCATAGCTTTTTCTCTTTGCTCATATGTTTTACAATGTCTAACATAGTCACCAATTGTCCAATATTTAATTTGTTTTAATACAAAGAAACCAATTGTCTTAATGTTATGTTCTTTTTGAATCATACCTAACAACTGATTAGTTAATTGTGATCTGCCATCTTCGTTAACATATTGTTTTTTACCAACTTTAATAACAGTTCTAACTGGTATATACTTGTCTTTAGAATTATAAGAACCACCTTGTCTCAAATCATCTTTGTGTTTTTTAGTAAGTTTACCATCAACATCAACTAGTTTACTATCACCACTGTAATTGGCACCACCGTCTGTTAAGGTAATAAAAGTCATCTTTTCAATATTGTATTTTTTCTTAAACAAAGGTACTAGTTTTAAACAACTAACTAAAGCTTCGTTAAGTGGAGTAGTACCTAAACTGTATTGACTAGGCATATGAAATCTACTACCCTCGTATTGTGGTTTAGAATCCCAATATGACGCTCTAGTGTGATTGTCATAACATAAACCCATATTGTAAAGATACATAAGAGACTCTTCTAAATCTTTCTTTTTAAGAGTATGATCTGCCATTTCAATTAAATTATAATTTTCTAGATACATATCATTTGCTTTGTATTTCCAGCTAGACTTTGTTGGATCCGTATCTCTATGGTTCATGCCTTGTTTATCGCAATATTCAGTTGTAAATGCATATACTTTAAAAGGTATATTAATTTTTCTACAAAACATTACTAGATTAATTAATTGATCAATAGTTTTTTTAAGATCAGCACACATACTACCAGACCAATCTAACAACATCATCATACCATGATTTTTTTCTGTAGGTAGTACAGTTAATCTTTTGAATATATCATCACTGAATCTATAATCTTTTAATTTAAGAGGATCAATAGTACCTGTTTTATCAGTACTTGCTCTTTTATAAGCAGTAGCAGATTTTTTCATTTCAAACTCTTTAACAAGATAGTTAACAGTTTTCATGTTATCACTTTGATACTTTTTAAAATCATTTCTTAACCAGTTTAGATATTGAATTGTACTAGAATAACTGTAAGTTTCTGTTTTGATATAATCTCTCATTTCTTTTAAGAAAGTTTTATTTCTAACAACAACTTTTTCTAGATTAGAATCTGGTAAAGTAACATAACTGTAATCGTATTTTGTCTCTGTAATATTTGCTGTGTTTTCTTGATACTTCTTATCAGTAATAGCAATAAATTTTCTAGAGTCTAAACCAGTACCGTCTGTATTCTCGGCACCCTCACCATGAGTTGTAGAAGTTTGAGAGTCACCACTCTTATCTACGTCACCTTGTTTTTCTTCTTCATCTTGCTTTTCAGCAGACTCTTGTTCTTGATCATTTTGTTTTTCTTCATCTGATTTTTCAGGCTTTTGATGTTCATCTGGTTGTTTATAAAGTTTATCTAAAGCACTACCAGAAAACTCACTATCTTTTTCTTGTTTTTTAGTTTCTTTTTTCTGCCAATCTAACATCTTCTTGGCTAACTCAACAACATCTTTAAATGATTTTAAAGCATTAACTTTATTAATCCAGATATTATCCATAGTAGAGAAAAATATTGGTAGTCTTTTTGAAGACTTATAAAACATATTGATCTTATCAATTAACATGTAGTCTTTATTAATATCTTTGTCTTTAGTACCAAAGAAATTTGCTTTGTTAAGAATATCAAAACCATTAATGTAGTTTCTAACTACACCAGGATATTGTGTTTGTATTTTTTTATCTATTCTACAATCTTCTAGAACATTTACATAAGCACGTAGCTCATCATCTTGAATTTTTGCCCACGACTTATAAGGAGTAAAGAGAGCATGAGCACACTCGTGGGCGATAAGCATGTCATAAACATCTGGCGATTTTGTTTTGAATATTGGTAATGTAAGTACTCTGTTTTTTACATCAAACGAAGCAGTACGTACATTGTTATGTTGAATAGTTATATTTTCTGTAGCGATAAGTTTAGCTAGTTGACTTTTTTGGTCAAGGCTAATATTTGTAGTGGTATTTTTTTTCATATACACTTATCCTATATGGAAAATACAGAAAAGTCAAGCCATTAAATATCGTTGATTTTACTTACTTTTTGAAAGAACACAACCAGAACATTATATTTTTCATGGTAGATTCGTTATCTCCCTACCTGATTCAAGTACTTTTCCTTGCACTGTTCCCAATCAAGGTATATTAAATCATCATAGAAGTGTGATTCTTTAGAGAATCTATCGGTTGCTAGTAAGTTTTTAATTCTTTTAGAGGCATGTTTATCTTTCCATACTTTAACTAATGCTTCAGTAGACGAATCAAATCTAGATATTAGACCGTCATCTTTTACTTCGCCTCTTAAATACTCATAAGTGTTTTCATATAATCTTGCAAAATAGATACCTCTAGCGTGATCTGTTTTAATTAGTTTTTTATCTATACCCATTTTAGAATAGGTAAACATATATGATCTATTCTTATGATCTCTCTTTAATGGTTGGCCGTTGGCTCTTGTTGCCTCATACCACTCAAAGTATTTTCTAGTATGATTTTTCTTTAACCATTGTTTAATTAGTTTTTTAGTTTCTGGTTGTGGTTCATATGATACTGACCCCATAGTAAAACCCATACGTTTCCAGTATTTTAAACCATCATATTGACTTAATGTATTTGCTTTTGCTTTACCATATAAAGATGTTGTGGTAACACCAACTAGTTTGTCACCATACTTTTCTTGCCATATTCTTTGTACGTCATCTGATAAACATAGATATGCTAATAGTTTACCACCTGTGTAACTATAACCTAGTGGTTGTGTTGGTACAATAGAAGAACCAATTGCTGTATGATTAATCATACCACCAAAAGTTTTACTCTGTCTATCCCAGCCAATAGCACTGTCTCTAGGTGTTAAATCCATAAAGTCACCAGATATACAAATGACACCTAGATGTTTACCTGATCTATTGTCATTTACATTAAAGAATAACTGTCTACCAATATTACTATTGTTTTTCATAGTAGATAAGAAAGTTCTTAATGTATTCCAGTTCTCTGATAGTTTGGCAGTTCTTACTGCTTTACCTTTGAAATTTTTTGTACTGTCATCTGTAAATTCTAATACAGGTTCTAACTTATCATAATCTTCAGGTGATTCGGGAATCCAGATATTGTTTCTAACTGTATCTATTTGAGTTCTTTGTTCAGGTGATGTTAATATTTTTTCAGTACCATACAGTGTAGTTGATTCGGTTGTAGGATATTTTCTATGTACTTCTTGCCACTTTTGAAATAGTGTATACTCTTGTACTGTCATTTTAGACACGTAACCAAGGTCTTTTTCTATAGCTTCTTTAAGTACTCTCTCGTCTATATCTTCTAAATTAGATATATCATTTTCGTCTTGAAACTGTTGCCACTTCTTCTCAACGCCTTCTAAATCTTGCTTAGCGTGTATATCAAAGTCTTCTTTTGGTACTGCTGTCATAATGTAATCCTATCATAAACTTTCCTTAATGTCAAGCCTACTATGGAATCATTCTATTATCTACTTTTTCCATGGCTTTCTTGTGTTTTTCATAGGCTTTCATTTGTTTTCCTGCTTTTTTATATGCCATATCTAGTTTCATTTTAGATACACCATCTATAAAAGTCTTGCCTAACGTGTGTTCGTACTCATGTTGGAATACTCTACTAACAACACCATCAAGGTGGCCTTCTTGTAAGGCACCGTTCTCGTCTTCATACTTAACTACCACTTTTCTAGGTCTAGTTTTTGATATGAATACAAAAGGAAAGGTTAAACAACCCTCTTTCATTACTACTTCTTCCTCACTTTTAGTAACTATAAATGGATTAAAACATGCCATTTTTAAACCTTTTTCTATATGATCGTGGGCACCTAAAACAAACATGTTAAAAGGTAATCCTACTTGATTTGCTGTAAGACCTATACCACCATACTTTAACATTGTTTTAAACATTCTATCTGTTAGTTCTTGTCTATCTTTGATACCATGTTCTTCTAACATGTCATCTGAAAAAGGTGCTATTGCTGATTGTATTCTAGGGTCTCTTGGTGGTACTAGTTTAAAAGTACCATCATCTACGTTATCTTTTGGCGTAAGAAAACCTGTCTCTGATTCTTTATTTATTTTTTCTGTAGTCTTATTTGTATAAGATTTAGGACTCTGTTTATTTGCATTAGCAGAAAGTTTATTCATCTGCACCTTTGGCTTCTTCATTACATTTTTTTGTGTGCTTCCCATAATACTCCTATTTATGTTGCTTGTAATCTAGTGAAATTTTTGTACTTTTCATACTTGATTATATTTGTAAATTTATCAAACATTATATCGCCTTTATGTGATATGATAAAAATGTTTTCTTTTGTAAGTTGTGTTATTATCTTAAAGAAATCATCTGTACCTTGGCCATCTAAACTGCCATCAAATATCTCATCTAATATTAATAGATTGGTATTTGTGCTGTTTTTCATTTTTGCGATATGTCGCCACGTAAATAACAATGCAAGGTCTATTCTCATTTTTTCACCCTCACTAAAGTTATTGTAATTAAAAGTATCTCTAAATCTACTTTTTACTGTCTCATTAAACTCCTCATCTAAATGAAACGATACAAAGAAATCCATGGCCTGTAAATGTTGATTAATTAAGTTGTTCATTATTGGAACATACTTACGTATAATCTGTGCCTTGGCACCTTTGTCATTTAGTATTTCTCTTAATATATCTACGTAATCTTTTTGTTCAACTATTCTATCTCTTTCAATTCTAGTTTCTTCTAATTGTTTATTAAGTTCTTCTAGTTGTGACTCAATCTCTTTACCATCAACTTGTTTGTTTTCTAACAATCTTATTTCTTCATGTATTCTATTGCTAAACTTATTTATCTCATCTAAAGAAGTTTCAAATTTGGATATATCAATATTTAGTTCATGTATCTTTTGTGATACTTTATTCATTTCTGATAGTTTTAATTCTGTATTAGTTATCTCATTTAGTATTTCTTTCATACCATCTGATAAAGTTTTTACTTTTTGTTTAGTTGATTCTATTTTTTTTGTTTTAAATTCTTGATCTATAGGTTGTGTACACGTAGGACAGTTATTATTATTCTCAAAAAACTCTAATGTCTTTTGGTGGGTAGATAGATTAGTTTCTATTTTAGCTTCTAGTTTAGATAGTTGACCTACCTTTGTTTGTACCTTGTCTTTGTTTTCTATGTCTTTTTTCTTATAACCTATTTGTTCGTTTAATTCTTCTATCTTTTTAATATAGTCTTTACTATCTTCTTTGTTTTTGTTAACCAGCTGTTTCTTACCATCTAGGTCGTTCATATTAAGGTCGGAGATAGCATTGAAGTGATTTAACTCTGTTTCGTACTTGGTTTGTATTAAATCAGCACGGTGTTTCATTTCTATAACCTTTTTAGCCAAGTCTGATTGTTGACTTCTTAATATTAAATCCATAAGTCCGAATACTCTAATGTCTAATATCTCTTCCACAACTTCTCGTCTGTATCTAGGTTTCATCTTCATAAATGGTTCGTATGATGAAGCACCTAATAACACTACTTGTAAAAAAGACCTGTAATTAAGTCTCATTATATTTTGTTCTAGATATTTTTGATAGTCTATACTATTGGCGTCTTGATTTAAAAGAATACCGTCACAATAGATTTCAAATATATTAGGTTTTATGCCACGTATAATTCTATATTGTTTTTGACCTACAGTAAAATCTATTTCTACAATACATTCAGCATTGTTTATTGAGTTTACTATCTGATCTTTTTTTATAATTCTAAATGGTTTGTTAAATAAAACAAAACATAATGCGTCAAGTAAAGTAGATTTACCTGATCCGTTTTGACCTACTATTAGTGTTGTGTGTGATTTATCTAGTTCAACTTCTATAGGTATATTACCTGTAGATAGGAAGTTTTTATACATTATCTTTTTAAATACTATCATTTAATCACCTCTATCTCTGATTCTGTTTCTATCACAACTCTCGCACCACAGCTCAATATGGGTTTGTCGTTGCCCCCGTATCGCATACGACTTGGTCCTTTGATCTCAACTTCATGGCAGTAGGTGTTCTTATTACCTTGCTTGATTGTTATCACAGGATCGTTGCCATTGTTTTTCTTGTTCGCTCTGATCACATGTTGATTCACATGTATGTATATTTTCTTTTTTCTTTTCTCATTAAGTAAATCGTTAGGTAAAGGTTTTGAACTGTAGGCACTTTTTCTTTTTACAATTTTAATTTTTTTACCTTTAACTACTTTAAAAGGTCCTTCAAATGGATTTTTATATTTACTCACTGGCCTCCGTATATAATTCTTTTGCAAATTCTTTTAGTTTGTGTTTATCTAAATCAGTATCTATCTGTTCAATATAATTACCTAAAAATGTCAGTGTATCTTCTCCTTGATCTATAGTATCAACTCTAACTGTTTGTGTTATGTCATTTGTATCTTCATTTATAATTAACTCATGTATATTTGTATTGTTGTAAAACCTTTCTATTAGATTACCATACATTTCTGGATTAGTTTTTCTATTAACAAACAGTTTTACAAAACAATTTTCATAAGAAGATAAATCTAAATTGTCATAATTTTCTTTAGTATCGTCATATGATAATTTTTTAAATATAGGTAAAGTGTTCTCTATTCGTTCTAGTTCTCTAGTATCTGTATCAAATATATGAAAACCTTTAGGACAGTTATAGTCTGACCACATAATTTGATATTGTGTGCCTAGATAAAAGATATGTCCGTCATCTGATTTCTTATGAAAGTGACCAGAAAATACTTTTTCAAATCTTCTAAAATTTTGTTTCTCTAGACCATGTTCATTCATAACTCCTTTATGCATTTCAAAACCTTTTACTTCTAAATGACCAAAGGCAATTTGTGATGTAGAGTTATCTAATTTATATAGAGTATCTTCCATATTGTCTTCACATATCCATGGTATTAACAATACATCTAAACCATCTAAAGTTATTTCGGTGGCTTTAGTGTATATCTTAACTTCGTTACCTACATTAAGATTTTCCAAAGCATTAACTTCATTTGTATTCTTGTAATATGTATCGTGATTACCTAGTATAACGTGAGTTTCTATATCTAGTTCTTTTAATCTATCCCAAAATACTTTTTTAAAGTTGTGGGCTGTATTATGATTAATAAATTTTCGTCTATCAACTACGTCACCTAAATGTATTAAACATTTAATATTATTCTTAATAAGATAAGGAAAAAACTGTTCCTCATAAAACTTATTCTGATAATTTATAAAATGTGGAGAATCATTACGGCAACCAAAGTGTGTATCATTTAGTAGGGCTATCTTCATAATTTTCAAAAAAATAATCTAAACTATTCTTACTTGTTCTTTTCTTACGTTTCTTTTTACTATTTTTAACTTCTTCAGCAATCTTTTCTTGTGCGTCCATTGGTAAATTTTTCTGTAGATATTCAGTCATTTGATTCTTAAACTCTCTATCATCACCTGGTTGCAAAGCAAAGTCATCTAAATTAGAATTGCTGATTAATTTGTGTTTAATAGTCACTTGCTTTTTCTCTTTTTGTATTCTACGTATAAATGCATAATAGATTATTTGAGTGAAGTAAGCAAACGGATTATTTGATTTTTTACCATCAAAATTGTCAAGGTATTGTAGACAGTTTTCTATACCATCTGATATCATGTCATCTTTAAAAGTATAATTTATAAAATTAGGTCTGTATGACAAATGATTAGCAATCTTTAAAAAACATGATCCAAGGTAGTTTCCTACCAGTGGTTTATCTTGTTTTAATCTGGCCGCTCTTCGTACAGCTTTTCTGTACTTATTCATTGCCTCTAAAAACTCTTTGTTATTAACATAGTGTTCTTTTTTTGTTTTACTCATATTCTTAATATAACATCTTTCAGTTTAAATGTCAATGTTTTAAGCATTTTGGAGCGGGTGATCGGGGTCGGACCGACGGCCTTCTCGTTGGCAACGAGACGCTCTACCACTGAGCTACACCCGCTTAAAAAAATTTCGGTTTGTGCCGAAATCAGCATTGACTTTTTGATAATTTTATGTATAATGAACGGTGTAGCCGTTTGGGGAGAAGCTCCAGGTACTGGTCTCCTCTAATGTAAAGTTCCTTCATCATCGTCATCATATATTGAATCATCAAAGATTCTATTAATTTCTTTATTCTCTGTGGTGGTAAATTTAACTTGCGACTTTTTCACATCTTTGTCCGCCAGAGGAATATCTTCGTATGTATCAACAACACCAAGATAACTTTTACTCATACTATCATTAGCACTTGTAATTGTCATTATCTTATCTTTTGGTATAGTAATTTGTTCATCGTTAGTATAGGCCGTCCAACGAATCAATGCAATATAATCCTTGAAACCTTGCACTGTTATTTGTGGCACGTATTTTATTTGTAACGGCTTTTCTATATTGATTGTTTTGTTTGCAGGATCTAATTGTCTTTTAGTAAAGTCAACCACGCAAACGATATCGTCTCCGTTTACCAACTTAATAATTTTAATGTTATTTTCTGTCTTTTGGTGCATATGATTATTTATCCTTTTTTAGCTCTGCTAATACACAATGAGTACCACCAGTTTTTGTTATTATATCATAAGTTAATAATGAAGTTTCTTTAAAAACTTTCATATTATACCAACCTTTATTTTTTCCAGGATATTTTTCTTCGTTAGGTAAATAATCATGGAAAACAATTTTAAAATTATCCTTAGTTCTTTTTAATATTTCTTCGCAATCATAAACGCCGATTGATCCGTCAACAAACACAAAATCAAAATCAAAATGACCATACTCTTTCCAATAATCAACACTTGTACAATGAAATCTGTTTATGTTATCTTCAATACCAACATATTCAAATATATCGTCTTTGTCAATAGTATATACCTCTGCTCTGTTTGCCACTAAAGCAGTTGTACTTTTACCTGTGCCAGTACCTATTTCTAATATCTTTTTGGCGTACCGACTTTCTTCTAACAAAAATCTAAAATCTTCATCTGATATCATTTCAAATCTATATTGTGTATCTCATAATTAAAATCTTCACCATTGTAAATATTTATCCGTTCACGAAAATGTGCTAACGTGTAATTTTCTTTGTCTTTATAACTTATATCGTCTGCTATATCATATAAAGTCGCAGCTGAATCATTGTCCTTTAATCTTAAACCTCTACCAATACTTTGTAAATTTCTTATACGAGATTTAGAAGGACTAGCAAAAATAATGTTATGCAAATTCCGTATATTAATTCCGGTTGAAAAAGTGCCGTAACTAGCAACAATAATGGCGTTATCACTTTTCTCCGTAATTTCTCTAATCTTTTCTCTATCATCTGTTTCTACTCCTCCGTGTACATAGAATACATTTTTATCCTCTGCCTTTTCTTTTATCATTTTTACAAGTTCATCACCGTGTTTTTCAACATACTGAAATAAACATAAAGTATTTCCTTGTAAACTAGAGGCCAAGTTTCTAATGTATTTGTTTCTTTTTTCATTTCGTACCAAGTAATCCATCTCCTCTTGGTAGTTCTTATCTTTCATCATATGTCTTACTTCTTTGTCATGTTGTAATACTAAACATATAATTTTTAATTCGGCTAATTGTTTGTTCTCTTGCAATTCACTTGTAGATATAACCTTATTAACAACACCAAATAATCCTTCTAACACCAACTTGTGTGTTTTAGTACCATCTAAAGTACCTGTAAGACCTATTCTATACTTACATTTTTCTAGTTTGGTCATTATCTTTGTGAGTGAAACTGCCTTAAATAAGTGTGCTTCGTCACCTATGACCATACCAAACTGTTTAAACCATACTTTTGGTTGATTGTATATTGATTGCCATGTAGATATAATAACATTTTTATTAGTATCTTTATCATGTCCTTGATATATTTTGTGTACGTTTTTGTCTGGATTCCAACCATAATCTTTGAAGTCTTTGAATAGTTGTTCTACTAATGATGTTGTTGGTACTATAATAAGTATCTTTTTCTTTTCTTCTTTTAGTCTTAACATATTAAATCTTACTAATAGATATACTATAAGTGATTTACCAGAGGCTGTTGGAGATAACAATAAACATCTACTCTTTGTTGTTGCATGAATAAATGCCTCTTTTTGATAATCTCTTACTTCAAAAGGTATCTTTAATGCTTTTGTAAATGCCTCTACTAATTTTAAATCAACTTTAGTATCAACTGTTTTAGTACCATCTACTACTTGTATTTTATTATCTTCACACCATTTAAGTATATAAGGATATAAACCGGCATATATTTGACCAGTTGCATAAGAAAATAATCTTATTTTTCCGTCCCATACTCTGTTTCTATATGCAGGAACAAACTTATAACCTGGCACCTCAAAACAAAAATACTCTGATAACTCTCTACGTATAGAGGCGTCAGCGTCTACTTTTAAATAGACATCGTTTATCTTGTCAACTATGATGTATCTTATATCTGGCATTACACGAAAGGAGGACCTACAATCCAACCTACTAAAACCTTTCTTGTTCCTTTGGTTACCGGATGTACCTTATGCCAACTAAATGAGGGAAAGGATATCAATGTACCTGTCGTAAATTTATCTTTAAACTTTATATTTTGATTAACTCCTTTAGGATTTAAACTTGCAATTTCAAATTCTCCTCCTTCATAATCTTCATTTAAACATAAAGTAAAACTTATCTTTCTAATAAAACCATTAGGGTAAGGCTTAGTGTGTGAATCTATGTGCCAATCATAGTGGTCTCCTTCTTCATATATTGTATACTGAAAAGGTTCAAATTCTTTTAAATCAAAATTCCATTCTGCTTTTACATTATGATTAAAAATTACATCTTCTATAGATTGATACAACTCATCATTTTGTTTAACCCACGCAACACTACTACTACGATTTTTACCATTGCCGTCTTGTATAGCTGCTTCTTCCAGTTTTAAAGTATCACACAATGCAATTAGTTTGTTACAATAATCTGGTTCAAACTTTGATACGGAAATACAATTGTTATTAGTTAAATACATTATACAGCTCCACTGGTAAATCTTTTCCAGTCTATTGCGTTCTTAATAGTAAAAGTTCTATTAGTTATTTGTCTTAAAGTTCTATCTAAAAAGTCAACAACCGTCTCTAAATATTTTACTTTTTGATTTAACTTTTGTACTTCGGGATCGGAATCAATATATTGTGGTACATCTACCTTTAATAGTTTAAAATTAAAAGGTCTATCTACGTATACTTGTTGATCGGCTTTGCCTGTATAGTATTCCCATTTTACTCTTTTAACAATTCTGTACTCATCTTCAGCACGTGTTAATAGTAATTTAAATTTTGTTAAATATTTTAAATACTTGTTATGTAATTGAGGTGTTTTTAAAGATTCAATATCTAACTCTATATCGTTAATATTTAAATCTTTATCTGTTTCGTTTTGTAGCTGTTCTAGGTCCATTATATCTCCACTTTTCTTTCATTTTGTTACTAGTCTTATTTATTAAGATGTTGTAACTGTTGTCCGACTTGCACCTTTAGTAGCAAAATCGTATATCTTATAATCAAATGTAACAGTTGCCGTAAGATAATCAACATCTGTTGCTTGTTGGTTGTAAGAGAGGCCAGTTAGAGAAATAGGAAATACGTCTCTAAATCTAACTTCTATTACGGAATTATTTTTATTTGATAACACGTTTAACGTAGCATCTGAAAAAAGACCACCTGTTTTTGGTGGTGCATATTTTGTTCGGCCTGCTTCACCTAATACACTGCTTGTACTACCAGGAAATCTATCGTTACCACTTACTAAAAGATTTTGATGTTCTTTGTTATCTTCGGGAAAACCTAAACCTCTTAACCAACCGTGTATCTCTTGATAATTTTCTAAATTTTCATCTACCAAAAACGTACAAACAAGTTTTTCATAATCTAACTTATCACCAGGTAAAGGTATATCTTTAAGTGGTGTTACTTGTGCTGGCGTATTGGCTAATGATATTCCAGGTACTGTTGCAGCTGTACAAAAATATTCTACTTTTGGCAATTTAACTATACTAAATTTAAATTGTGTTGGACTTGCATAGTCTAATTTTGTAGGCTGTCTGTTTTTTAGTGTTGTCATAATACTATTTATTACGTTCTTTATCTACTTCATCCCAGTCTTTTTCTGTAGATTTCTTCTCTAATTCTTTTTCGTTTTCAGTTAAAACACGTTCTTTTTTCTCAACCTGTTCTATTTTATCTTCAATACTTTCTAGAGGATTTGGTGATTCGGGTACAAAAAATCCAATATAGCATAAGAATACAAATAAAGCAAACACTTTAATACATACTATTACTACTAATATACCTAGTATTGATCTTAATAAATTTTTCATACTACTATTTATATTATTTTCTTTCCCATATTTTTAATTCACCTTTTACGGCTACTGTCATTTCTTGTCTACCTTTTTCTTTATTAGTTCTACAAAGATCCCAACAAGCAAAAGGACCTCTATTGCGTTCTAATGACTCTTGAAAGGCTTTGTAATAATCATTATTCAATATGTCATTTACACTATCATAATCTGTAAGATAACTATTATCCACTAATTTTTTAAACTCCGGATCTTTCATCATTCTATGAGTATCACATTTACAACAAGGTAATAATTGACCTCTATTAGTTACGGCCAAGTTCATGTTTCCTCTAATGCACATAGGTTTTATTCCAACATTGCTTTTGATACCATTTTCTTCATCTGATATTATATTACCGTCATCATCATATAGTTTAGTATGATTAGTTCCTATTTTTCCTTTTTCTTCATATTCGCTTACGTGTGGAAAATTAAATTTAATTTTATTTTTCAAATTCATTTGCTTTAATTCCTTTTCCGTTTGTAGGAGCTAGTTTATCTGGACCTTTGTTGTCCCACCTACCACTGTTTATGACACTAAAAATAACATCTATATCTTCAGCCATTTTCATAGCCTTTTCTATATCATGTTGATTGTAACTAAAAACAATATATTGCCATATAGGTTTTCTAGTTAATATCTGTCTTGCCATTTTTAATCTTTTAAAATGCATTTCACCATCTTGGTTTTTTCTATACTTGTGACTTTCTTCAGGTAGTCCATCAATACCAAACCACCATTGTGCTTCAGGACAGGCCTCAAATGCTTCTTTAAACCATTCGTCTGATTTATAATTAGAGGCACAATGTACTTGACTTATTAAACCTTTTCTTTTTATCATTTTTAACATATCAATAAAATGTGGATGATGTATAGGATCAGAATATTGTCCACAAAATTGTATCGTAGCAAAATAATCTGTAATTTTATCAAATTCTTCCATTGTTATATCTCTGCCTGGTACTGGTTTCTTTTTTAGACCTTCTTTTTTTAATTCACCTCTATATTGAATTTTACCTTTATAATCATACGTTTGTCTAGGACAACGTAAACACTCTAAAGGACATCTATGTGATAAATCTAAATTAACTTTTGTTGATTTATATACTTTATTTTTATTAGGTAAAAGATCCCATTCTGATCTTTTAATTTTCATACCATCAGTTATTACATTACCTTTATCACCTTTATCATCTATAATTACTTTTTCCATACTTTTATTTATCCCATTATTAGGACCAAAAAAAAAGGCGGCCATAAAGACCGCCTTTCTAATAAAACGTCTAAACAACGTATTACATGATGTTTGATACTTTAACTTTTTGGTAGTATCTGTTTGAGTTAGGTGTACCTGAATCAGTGATTCCTGTAACCGCACCCGAAGCAGCACCAGTTTCCGCAAAAGGATTCGCAACTAAACCGTATCTAGTTTTGAAACCAATTTTTGGTTGGAAAGTATCCTGACCAACTGCTCTCACCATTTGTAGTGGAACATATGGACAATAGAACATACCAGCGTCATAAGGTGAAGTACCTTTGTAACCAACAACGTAGTATTGGTTAGCGCTTGAGTTTGCACTATATGGATCAATGTATACTTTGAATCTACCGTTTAATACACCAGCGAATGTTGAACCAGTGTCATCAACGTTTAGATTGTTGTTTAAAGCAGGCGTGTAATCTAAAACACCAGCCATTTGTAGAGCAGAAGCGACATCAGCAGAACAAATAATCATGTTCCCTTTACCTCTTCTTGTTCTTTGAGCGATTCTGTTTGCGTCTCTTTCCAATTGGAACATAAGACCTTTAAATCTCTCAACTGACCATCTACCGTTAGAGTCTGTATCTAAATCAAATACACCAGCAGTAGTTGTGTTTGTAGCAGCGCCTTTTTCTGAATTGATGTAAACTGATCTAACAACTTCTCTGTTGATTTCCGCAAGGATTTCAGCAGATAGAATGTTTGCTAATTCAGTTTCAGCGTCTAAACCGTGGATTGCTTTTAAATCTTGAGCAAGTTCCATAGTGTATTCTGCTTTAAGAGCTCTGCTTCTTGCAGTCACTGTAGTTTTCTCAATTGAGAAAGCCATTTCAGCAAACTGATTTCCAGAAGCGTCGCCTAAAGCCTCAGATTCAGCAGTTGTCATACCTTGACCTCTAGTGTACTCGCCAGCAGGTGAGTCATTAAGTACAGATGGATTAGATCCTCTGTGCTCAGTTACTCCATCGCCTGAAGCTGAATCACCAGCAGCATTTCTAGATGAGTAATCAGTATCAGCTTCGTCAAATAGAGCTTCTGCTCCAGTTGCTGAAGTATATCTTGATCTCATTGCGAAAATAAGTCCAGTTGGACCAGTCATTGGTTGAACACCAGCAATATCGTAAGCGATAAGGTTTGGCATTGCTCTTCTTACTAATGAAATTAAAATTGGATCCCAATTTGAAGTTCCACCAGTATTGTTTGTAGGAGCAGCTTCAGTCATAAATGCGCTGTCTTCCTTCATAGCTCTTTCTTGGTTTTCCAAGATCGTAGCAGTAACGGCACGTTTGTAAGAATCACCGATTTTTGGTAAATCAGGATGCTCTAAAACTGGCTGCCATTTTTTTTCGTATTGTTCTGATAAATACATGTTTTTTATCTCCCTATTATTATTATTTGTTAGACAATTTAATGTCTTTTGTTTGACTTATAGCGGCACTATAAGCAGCCATCGCATTGCTTAGGTCCTCGTTAGGAGTTCCTTCGCCAGCCGCTACTTCATCTATACCGTCACCAGAAACGTCTTTGGATTTAAAGTAAGACTCTTTAATTGTCTTAACTTTTTCTCTGTAATCTGCTTCTGTTGAATAATCTACTTCTTCAACAAGTTTGTTGAATTTTTCTTTTGCAGTTTCAGTTAAGTCTTTAGAAGCTTCATCTAAAATTTCAGCTGCTTTGTACTTATTACCTAACTTACTTAATTCAACATTCTTCTCTATTGACTCGTTAAGTTTCTTTTCTAACGTTTCAATTTTTGAAGCTTGATCTTCAAGTACATTATATTTTTCGTCTGGAACATTTATGTAATGATCTTCAAATAATTTTTTTAGACCACCGATAAAGTCCTCAGCGATTTCGCCTTTGATTCCTCTTTCTAAAGCAAGTTCGTTTTCTTTCATCCATTCTTCTACCACGTATGATAGGTAAGAATCAACTTTTTCCACTAACTCAGCTTTTGCTGTAGAGGTTTCTTCCTCGAATCTTTTATTGTAATCCGTTTCCATTTCTTCAGCGATTTCTTTTACTTTAGATTTAATTGCTGTTTCAAAAATAGTTGCGGCTTTGTCTTTAAATTCTTCCGATAAGTCAGCATTTCCAGCAACAAGAGCTTCAACATGTTCTTTTACGTCTATGTCTTTCTCTTTGTTCTCTGCCTTCTCGTCTTCTTTTTTCGCTTCAACTTCTTCTTTTTTAGTATCAGCTTCCTTGTCATTTTTCTTGTCAAGGTATTTTTTCAGACCAGCTGGCATTTCGCCTTCTTTAACTGTTTCTTTATCGTCAGCTTTTGTTTCTGTAGACTCTAATTTCGTATTGTGTCCTGCTAATTTTTGCATAGCTTCGGGAGCACCTTCAGATTTTTGAGGAGCCTGACCAGAAACTTCTTTAGTTGATTTTGAAGCATCCGGATTGCTATCTGTAGGTTTAACTACAGCTGCACCTAAATCCTCAGCATCGTTTTTCAGATGAGTTGGTTCAGACGCTACAGCGTTCTTTTTCGGTAGATCAGCATTCGGGTTAGCATTTTCAGCTACTGCCGTATTTTGATCTGTTGTTGCTTCAATGTTCTTTAAGTTTTCTGACATTGAGATATCTCCTTATTATTTATTTTTTTCTTTAACTAGTTATAAATTCTCGTGTTATATTTATAAAACTAGAGTTTTTTAAGAAAGTCCTTAAAGACTTTTGCTTTAGCTTCTGCTAAGGCAATACTTTTAGCTCTTTCAATACTTGTCTTCCAGTCACTAATGTCCTTTTCAACAAGAACGCCATTGTCCCATACCCAGTTTTTGTTCTCCATTATGCCTTCTACGAAAGCGTCTGGAGCGCTTGGATCTGCAACAATGTCAGCGGCTGTAGCTAAATAAAAATCTCTACCTACATAATTAACACCACCTCTTTGTGATAAAGAACCCATACCTCTAGATGATACGCCCAATTGAGCGCCTTCGTCAATAAGACCTTTTACAATCTTACCGTAAGGTGTGTTCATTATCTTAGCTTCACCAATAAAATTAGTACCATCTGGATAAAGAGTAGTAATCATATGTGATACTCTCTCTAAATTTACTGTTGGACTATCTGGATGTCCAAGTTCACCAAATGCTCTTTTTTTATTAATAAATTCTGCGTTATATCTTCTTACTTCTTTCTCTAAAATCTCTTTTTCATATACTCGTCCATTTCTATTTTTGATTTCAGATTGTAAGAAGACTCCTCTAATTTTATAATTTTTTTTACCGTTCACCTCTTCGGTGATGTATTCGGCGTTTTGTACTTCTTCGGATATTAATTTCATAAATTCCCTCTATTTTTAAAACTTCCTTATATTTATAAGATTTTTTATCTAAACTCTAATAAAATCGTATAATTATCTCCAGCTGCAAAATTTTTAGTAGATAACAACACGTCACCTGTAGGTGTCGTAGAATTGTTACCAATTTCATTTCCGGAAGTTCTTAAATCCCAATGACCATTACCAGATAAAAAAGCAATCGTAGAATTTACAGTACCATCCCATAATAACTCAACTGCTGATTTATTATTGTTAGTATTTACTGAATACCATATCTTACTTAGCTTTCTACTACCATCTTCGGTCATAAAAGTTAACGCTGAAGCGTCTATTTTTTTTACTAAAGTTTCTCCAGTACCATCTGATACGTTAGTCAATTTAACTACATACTTTATACCAGATGTATCTGATATGGTTTGAGTTGTAACTGTATCTGCCATTATTCTTCTCCTAATTTCTCTAATTGTTCAGTTATTTCATCATCAAAATAACCCTCTAATTGTTCTTTTTCTATATTGTTAATAGTAACAACATTGTCTAAAGCTTCTTCAAATTTAATTGGTAAATTTTCTGCTGTAATATCTTCGTCTTCTTCTACAGTTTTATATACTTGTTTAACAGCGTCTTGTAAAACAGGAGTTAATTGTTTAAATGCTTTACTGTTAAATAGTTTTTGTTCTTCTACAATGTCACTTACTCTTAACATTTAATTATACCTCTGGTGTATCAACTGCTGGTGTTTCTGGCGCTAAATCAACAGATGGTTCTGTTACTTCAGGAGCCGTAGCTGCTGACATTTCTGCTCCTGTTTGACCTGCTGTACCATCAACATTTGTAATTGTTCCGTCTTGATTGAATTGTCCTGGAGTTGCTACTTCAGGTTTTTTGTCGCTAAAAGCACTTGCGTTAAACATATTGCCAGCAATATCTTGTCTTTTCTGGTCTAATGCGTCACCTACTTTTGTTCTTAATGCGTCTTTAAAAGCGTCACCGGCTTCTGCGTTTTTACCGGCACTTAATTTATCTATAAAGTTTTTTACTTCACTACTCATAATTGTTCTCCATTAATTTATTAATTGAACGAATCCTCACTATCAACAACCTGATCTTGTGGTGATGATATAATTCCATCGTCAATTTCTTTTTTGATTTGACTATCAATCTTCTCTATATCTTGATCAGATTGTTTTAGTATATTTTTTCTAACATACTCAACTGAAAAATACTTACCAACATAATCTCTTACATCGTTAGCCAGTTGTATTCTATCTTTTAACATTTCAGCCTGCTTTAATTCTGCAAAGTGACCGTCTTGTAAAAAATCATAAAAAATATTATCTCTAATCATTGGCCATTCTTCTTCAGCAATAATTCCTTTTAATATTAATTGTGTTTTTAAAATATCATTAAACAGTTCAATAAATTTTTTTCTTAATTTTTGAACAAATTTAGTAAATTTTAATTCGTCTCTTGTTATTTCTGTTGATCTTCCTAAATTAAAACCTGTTGAAGCTTCTAATCTACTTGAAGGTACATTCAATGATCTATAAAGTTTTGCTCTAAAGTATTCTATGTCTGTAATCTCACCTAAATTCTGACCACCTGGTAAAGTAGTAATATCTGTACCTCTACCACCCTCTCTGCTTGGTAACCAAAAGTCTTCTAACATTGACATATAATTTCTATCGTCTCTGATTTCACCAGTAGCTGCGTCATATACAAGTTTGTTTCTGTATCTTGCCATAACGTCTCTTAAATATTGTTCAGCTTTCATTTTAGGCAAATTACCAACATCAATTTTGAATATACGTCTTTCAGGCGCTCTTGCTATTCTGTAAATAACAGCAGCGTCTTCAATCATTCTTAATTGATTAACTGGTTTTATTGCTTTATGTAAAAACGATAAAATTAAATTTTTGTTTTGATCTATTAATCCTGATGGACAAAATGCGATAGTATCTACGGCAATTTTAATACCTTGTAAACTAGCACCACCTACACCTCTTTCATTATATAAAAAGTATTCCATAGTTTCGTCTACTAAATTCGTAGCTGATGGAGCAACTCCGTCAGGTCTTCTTTTTCTTACTTCTCTGATTTTTTTGATTTTCCGAGGATCAAGATATTTTAATTCTGTAATACCTTTCTTACCTGATTCTGTATCAATTATCTTTTGAAAGTATATTCTACCATCAACATACCAACGTCTAAACAACTCGTGGCCTCTACTGTTGAATTGTAGTAATCTTAATATCTCTGTAAATTCTTCTTCAAGTCTTCTCTTAATATCCCTACCGTAAGGAACATTATCTGTCATTAATCTAACAGCCTGTTTATTTTCGTTTGAAACTATTGCCTCATTAACAATATCCTCAATCGCCATATCACATTCTGGATGTATTGAAATTTCTCTGTATCTTCTTATTAGATCAGCTTCAGTCTTTGCGTTTCCTTCCATGTCAAGGTGAGACGCAAAATACCCTCCAGCAGCGACTACTTGTGTACCGTCCTCTGCTTGTGGTGTACTAAAGTTTTGTTTTGGATCGGATTTAGGTTTATCTCGTGTAATCTTAAATCCAAAAAACTCTGCCATAATATTATCTCCTGTTTGTTCTACTACTACTTATAATAGTTTTAAGAAGGCGGTTTTTAGGCCGCCTCCTAATTTTGTATTACGTTGTAGTATTTGTTTCAAAGTATTGATATTCAAACGTCACACCAAAAGTTTCTATTTCTGTTGCTTCGCCCATACTTAAATCAATACCACCGATCTCTGTAGGAAACAGTCCTCTCAAAGTATACGATTTAACGTTATTACCATTTCTGTCAAGATGATCAACAAAAGCGTCTACTTGGTAGTCAACTGGATTAGTTAACCCCTCGTTATCAGTCATATTATTGATACCATTCTGCCATCTTTCAAAAGCATTTCTGATTTTGAAATTTGTATCGTTTAGTACCGTAATTGACCATGACGGAATTGTTCTATCACCTGCAATTTTAATTGCTCTACCTCTAAATGGAACGTTGATATTAGCAACGGTCATACCTGGTATAGATGTAGCTGTACATAAAAATGCTAAGTCTTCTATTTCGCCACCAACTTGTGCGTAACCAGGAAAAGGCATTGTAACCTTAAACTGATTGGCTCTTGCGCCACCACCAGCAAGTTTAGCTTTGAAGTCATTAATGTTTGCCATTTTTTTATTTCTCCTCTACTAATTAACCGCCAGCGACTTCTTCAAAAGAAACGCCAGTTCGTGTTGCGATGAATTGTAATGTAATAAAGTTGATACTTCTTGCTGGTTTAACAAAAATCTCAGCAATAAATTCATTTCTATCAATTACTTCACCTGTGTTATTTGTTTCATCACATACTACTAAAAAGTCTGTGATACCTCGTCTACCTTGTACTTCTCTTAAAAAAGGTTCTACAATGTTTCTGAAATTCGCTCTTGTAAATTCATCATTGAATTCAAAAAGTTGGAATTTAGAAGCAGTTGATATTGCCTTCTCTAAAACAATGAACAATCTTCTAACGTTGATTCTATCAAATGCGCTAGGAGCAGATAAACCAGTTTTATCTCCAAACAATACTGTACCTTGGCCTGGGAATGTAACCACTGGGTTAATTCTTGCTTTGTACAATTCGTCTCTTTGAGATTTACTTGGATTATATGCTAACTTAACAGCACCTCTGATAACACCTCTGTTTAATCCTGCTGGAGAAAACCAGCTATCTGCGATTAAGTCAGTTCTAGCTGCTAGGCCTGCAATGTCACCGTTTAATGGAACAAATCTATATACGTCATTATATCTGTCGTACATGTATTTGTAACCACTATCTAACATAACGTAAGATGAAGAACGAATACCGTTCATAAATGCTAATACGTTTTGTGTTTGAGTGATTGAAGAAGTGATACCAGCAACATCTGATCTCTCTGGAGATACGAATGCGATAGCGTCTTTTCTTTTTTCTGCAATTGTTATTAGATCGTCTACATGTTGAGCGTTACAAGATCCACCGATGATTAAACCTACATCAACTGTTTCTGCGTCTTCAAACAACTCGTAAGCAGTTTTGATTTCGCCAGCTGTTGCTGCTGAACCATCTGCACCGTTAACTAAAGAATCAGTTTTTGGTGTATCAACTGCTGTGAAAGTTATTCCTGCAGCTGCTGAACCATGGTTTGATCCTGAAGCGTGATGATCCATCCAGTAAATGTAATTTGATTTATTATAAATTACGTCTCTTACATAGTTTGAATCGCCTTGTGGTGATTTAGCGTCTGAAGCTTTTGATACTCTATCGTAAACTTCAATTACTTCGCCAGTTTTTCCTGTGATATTACCGTCTTCGTCTATAACGACAACGTGCATTTCATCATTTACTCCGCTTTTTGAAGCAGCGTAAGGAGATGTTCCTGGAGCACCTGAAACAAATTCATGGAACTCCCAAAATCTTCTTACGTTTGCACCATCAGCTGGTACTTGATGTAAACCACCTTGTAGTGTATCCGCTCTAACAAAAGTTATGTCGTTAGTGTTAACACCTGTTATTTTATATTTTCTGCCATCATAATCTGTTCCAGCAGCACTCGTTGAAAACTCAACGATATCGCCGACTGCAAAACCAGTTCCTGATGTTAATGTTACTGTTGTGTGACCAACAGACATAGCAGAATCATTTATTGTTGTTTTTGCATCCTCTTGGAAACCTGTTGCGCTGTGACAAGCAGAAACTTTAAGGCCGTTGCCCCATGCTCCCGCTGTTCTAGCTGCCCATTCTCCGACAGACGCCTGACCAGTATTGTAATTATCCTGGTAGTCTTGTGTATTTTTGATAGCAATTGCTGAGCCTGAAACGGCTGCGTTTGCTAAACCAGTATTTTGTACTCGTACTACTCTTAATGCGTTAGAGTATTGTAAAAAGTTTGCAGCTGAAAAGAATGATTCAAAATTTGAATTATCCGGTTTGCCGAAAACATTTACTAACTCTTGTTCACTAGAGATTGATGTAATCTCATCTAAAGGACCTTTTCTGAACTCGCCAGCAAAAGCGCCTATTGAAGTTGATACAGCAGGAATGATTCTAGTTAAGTCTCTTTCCTGTACAAGAACACCTGGTGATACTTGAAATGCCATAGGTTATTCTCCTCTTAATTAGCTAATTATTAATATATTATAATTCACATCTTTGTAAGTTTTCTTACATCCATATTTAAAGCCAGTACTGATATTTATAATAACCTAGAAATAGACTATTGTCCCTTTCTAGAAACAGGAAACCATCTGGTACCGTACTCATCAACTACTTCCTCGTCTTCAGGATCAGTCACTCCATCGTCTACAAAACCAAATGGTGCCATGTCCTGTTCTATCAAATTCTTTTGTTCCTCATACATTTTTAAACGTGCATTGGTATTTGTCAACTCCTTAAAATAAGGTTGATTAGATAACCAACCAAAAATGACTAAACACATCATTAAATCATCATTGGAACCGTCTTCGGCCTGCCAACTTTGACCTCTTTTAGTAAATGTTGACATCTCCTGTATGATATTGAAATCATTAACAACAACTTTGTCTCCCTCAATTAATGTTTTTAAGTTTGAACAACCTACTTTTTTAATAGATTTTGTCATACGAACACCCATAGATGAACCACGACCACTATACATAGCACCTAATATTTGACCAGCACGACCTTTTTGTGTTGTCATTAATAAATTAGGGTACTCAATTTCAAATTGTAAGGCTTCAGCCACTTGTTGGCCTATATCATTTACCTCTGTTAATATATGTGCTTGATTATATGCTAAGCAAACTCTAGATATTATATTAGGAAATACAAAAGGTTTAATTTCGTTACTTCTATATTTTGCTACAACTTTATAAGGCATACTAGTTACATCAAATACTAAAAAGGCAGAATAATCTTTATCTACACCACGTGATACATCAACAGCAGCCACATAAGTGTGTCCTTCTTTTTTATCTTCATATATGTCAACGCCTTGAGCAGACTTTATAGGTGTTATATAAGGCGTTGCCTTAATTTTAGAAGCTGATATTAAAGTATTTACAGAACCTAAAAACTCACACTCAAACTCTTGTTGGAATTGTTCTTCACTTGTGTTACGTATTGTTTGTATTTTCCAATCTTCATCACGGCCTGGCACCTCACTCCAATGTACCTCTATAGGAATGTAATCATTTTTTTTATTGATAGCGTCCATCCAAATCTTATAGTACATGTTCATACCATAAGGTGTAGATACTATAATCATTTTAGTTCTTGTACCAGCAGATATTGTAGGATAAACTGAACTAAAAAACATTTCAGCAATGTTAGTAGGTACGAAAGCAAACTCATCAAGAAAGATAATATTAAATGAACCACCCCGAATAGCACTTGAAGAAGTGGCAGCCGCAACAATGGTAGATTTATTTTCTAATTCTATATTACCTTTGTTCCAGTTTATTACACCTTGTTGTAACCATTTTGGTAAATTTTCATATGCAAGTTGCAGTCTACCCAATATATCTCTAGCAGTAGAACTTTTGTTTGCAAGTATGGCTATGTTAGAGTTTGGATTAAATAATGCATAATGCAATAGATAAGAAATAGTTGTTGTAGATTTTCCTGATTGTCTTGGTAGTTTACATATAGTAAATCTATTATCGTGAATTTTTTGAACAATATCTTTTTGAAATCCATACATTTTAAAAGGCACAAGACCCTCATCAAGAGATACAATACGGATATATTTTTCCATAAAGTATATTGGATCTTCAGCACACTTTTGATATTCTTCAATCTGATCTTGTGTATACTCAACAGGAGTATTAACCTTTTTAAGGTTAGGATTCCCTAAATATGCTTCACTCATTTTCTACTCCTTTTTGGGAGTAATATTTTTTTCAATTGTATCATCATCTTTCCTATTTAACATTTTCTGTAACTCGGCAGTTGATCCAACAAAAAGAGCATTTTTTACATTTGTACTAGCAGACTTTGGTA